ATGTAGCCCTGCTGTCCAGCCGAAGCGGATGCAACAGCAGCGGGGCCGACAAAGATACCAACGTAGTTTCCGTCGGATGGATCGGTAGCTGTAACGGTCTGAGTATTCCCGCCATCGACGAGATAGACCTTGCTACCGATGTTGAATGCGTCGCTTGTCTTTAGGATCAGCGAAGCAACAACGCCGTATTTAGGGCCTACGAACCCGGGGCTAGAGACAGCACCGTCGGTCAGGGTTAGGCCAGTGTACGGGCCAACCAAGACGCCGGACTTGACGTAGTTATCGGCGATTCCGACAAACGTCGCAGCATTTACGGTTGCAGCTACCGAGTTAATGATGTGGCTCGAAGTATCGAAATAGCACAGGTCGCCCTGGTACCAAGTCGAGCTGGACGAAACAGCAGCTTTGCCATCCTCGAACAAGCTCTTTCCATTGTTCGCCGAAGAACGAACGATTCGATTCACGTTCTGGGCGTATGCAGTGATTGCCATGATTTAGGTTTCCTTTCCTGAATGAATTGGGATCAATCGTTCGTACAGTCTTCGAAGCTCAAACCAGCTCCGCTACCGCCCGTCGCCTTTTCCCCACCAATGATGAGACCCATCCCGTCGCTCTCACCAGCAGACTGGAAAGCCTCTTTGAACACTGCGAAAGCATCCGAGACCTCTTTCTTGGTCTTCTTTTCCTTAATGCATTCGCGAAACTTTTTCGTGGCCGAGAACGGAAGCTTAGATTCCTTGAGAGTGGTCTCAATGAATGAAGTGAGCTCAAGTTCCTCGATCTTCTTTGTCAGCTTCGCATTCTCGCCTGCGAGCCTAGCTACCTCACGCGTGAGATCAGCTGAGCCGCCTTTGGCTGATTCCTTAACGCCCTTGGGCGTCTCATCAGCTTCAGACACCTGATCCTTGTGCGGTACCGATGGTTCGGCTGGACCCTTGGCCGGTATATCGTTCTCATCAGGAGCAGCGCCGCCATTTACGGCTTTCTTGCCTTCCTTTTGTTTCATATGGCGGGCCATTTTCATCGAATAGCCAGCCATCTTCTCGGCCTCAGCGTGGTCGCCTTCGCAGGCCTCCATCGCGTTCTCATAGGCCTCTTTGGCCATGGCGTGATCATCTTCGGTAAAGCCATCCCCCAGATGCTTTTTCATGAGGGACTTAATGAGTTCCTCATCGTCGTCAGCATCCGCATGGCCGCTATCGCCACCCTCGCCTTCCTTGGCCTTGGACTTGGCCTCGCCCTCAGATTCCTTGAGTGCCGCAGGCTTATTCTTGTCTTTCTCGTCCGTGACCTGCTTACCTTTCGCTTTCGTGCTCATAGTGCCCCTTTGATGTTCGAGGATTTCAGAGATCCGCCCACCTGCACCCGCCTCCGTGACGAGATCGCAAGAATTGGCAAACGTCATTCGACGTACTGGACGGATGACCTGGACACCCCTTTGGATGGCTTCCTGAAGCTTGGCTTTGCAGACCTCAGGAATCGCGGTTTCCCGCATGAACTGCTCAAGACCGACTTTGTCGAAATCCCCACCAGCATTGATCGAAAGCCCGATCAACTCTTGCCCCGGATGGGCGATGGCGTACTTGACCGCCTCAACCATGCGAGCCCGGATTGGCTCGATATCGGGAGAGTCGAGTGTTACGAGATCGCCCACGAGGCACATGCGACCATCGGAATCTCTCTCGGCGGTCAGATTCTCAAAATAACCGCCCACATCACGAATGGACCGCTCTGGCCTGACTTCTTCCTCAATCGCGTCTGGGTGATCGACAAAAAGCTTCTTGCCTTCAAAGATCGGGACGGCGGACTCAATGCACTCAGCCGTGTAGTAGTAGGCATCCTCGAAATTACCCAAGCCCTCTTGTAGAAGGGTGACTTTGAAGCGTCGGCCAGCCGGGGAACCGGAAGGGATAGTCGTCGCATCCGGTCCAGATGAATGAGACTCTCGGAGCCGCCCCATGAATATGATTGACCCCGAGGCGCTGTTCTCTCTCGCCGACTGACCGACCTTTTTCTTCTTGGCGCGCAATTGCGCAGCCGCAGTAGAAGTTCCAGCAGTCTCCAATTGACCCGCAGTCTTAGGATTTTTTCCACCGGGGAGAAACGTGAGAAGCGACGTAGCTGGCCTCATACGCAAAGAGCCCCTCTCCGGCGATTTCGCCACTTCACAAAAGGCTGTACACGGAAGTGAACGGCGATGTAATAGCCGAGACGCTCACCGGGCTCGTGAATGACCTGAGGGAAGAAATTAAAGTGCTCGTGAAGATCTAGGCCCATATTCTTGGCATGGATCTCGGCAGACTCAAGAGACGGAACCCAATATCCGTTCACGTAGTAGCGTTGATGCGCCTTTAGATTCCGATCACCCGCATCCACGCACGCCATGGTGTCATCTGTCGTCTGATGCAGACGCCACTTGTGTTTGTCTTTCCTGAATTGCTCGAAAGTCGGAAGCCCGTACTTATTCGGGTCATTCTGCAAATCTTCCAGGCTCGGTGATTCCATCTTCTGGTCAGGCATCGGTGCGAACTCCGGTCTGTTTAACCTGACGACGGTCCGCCTGGGTAAGCGCCGACGTCGTTGCCAGGCCATTCGATGACTTCGGCGCTTGGGTTGCCACAGGTCCCCTTCCCTGAGCGGCCGTGGCGGCTGGAGCAGTCAAAGGCGATGTCAGCGTGTGCGGAATCGGCTTAACGGACGCGTCTTCAGCGGCGATCTTCTGGATCTCCTCGTCCGCATCGTAGTCGTCAGCATCGAACTCTTTCGCCGCCATAGTGGCCGCGCGAAGATGCGTAAAGTATCCAGAGTCCTCGCAAAACTTAATGTCCTTGAGCTTCGGTGTCCGATCCTGCGTGATGATCTCAGGGAATGTGATCTGGCACTCAGCACCTTTGACTCCGTAGTTGTCCTGGAACCTTCTCCAGATTGCGTCGAGCATTCGCCCAAGCTCTTTCTGGCGACGCTCAAATTTCTTGGCTACAGGTTCGGTGCCAACAATGGCAGAGGCTTTCGTTTGTCCGGCAGAGTTGAATAGACCGAAATAAGTCGCAGGGATCTGGGTTCCCGCTGCGATCATATTGATTCCCCACTCCAGGGTCTCGTCACGACCGCCGCCAGACATCGGTGTGTCTAGGTATTTTCGCTCAATCTTCTTTGTGTGAATGAACCTGGATCCAGCCGGCTCAAACTCACCTAGGTTCACAAGAGATGCGGCTAGGTTATCCACGTCGGTCTGTGAGCCCTCGACTGAGATGTCCTCAGTCCATGCCGATTGCTTCTTAAGAGCGATCAGCTTGTAATTGACGCAGTCACGGACCCACTTGAGATATCCTAGGACCGGAAAGAGATCGGACCTTCCGCGCTTCTCGTTCGACATGCAGTTGTATTTGAAGTGCATGACCGAATCAGCCGGTAGCTGCTGCATGACGAACTTAGACGTCGGAACTGGCTTACCGGCGAAAGAACCTGTGTAGATCTGATACTGAGTCGGGAAAACGATCTGGTAGTAGAGAACGCGCTCGATATCCTCTGGGAATGTAACAATCTCCCAGCATGTCGATGGGTCGATGAATCGAATGCGCGGAACGATCCCACGCTTAGGCTCCTGCCCTGGGGCGTCTTGGTAGCCGATATTGACGTCGCCATTGGGGAGCCACCAAATCATATTTTCGCCGTAGGTCGACCCCTCGACCACGATCTGCTCCATCCGCTCATCGAGACGGTTGACGCGTTCAAAGGCGCGCCAAAGGGCTAATGCCCTCTGGTCTTCCGAGTCGATGCGATAACCTCGCCCAAGGACGAAATCTCTTGTGATGTGTACGATCGCGCGCGCGAACGGGTGATGATGATACTCGTGGAAACAATAGGCGTGGGCGCGAAGATAGTCGTAGAGATAGGGCTGCTTATTGAAGGGGCCACCGAGTAGGGGAACAAAGTCATCACCCACGAGCCCGGCGTTGTCACCAGGCCCAGCGAAGGTGTTGGCCTCACGGAATCGGCGGACACGCGAGTTTCTCGACCACGCTTCTTGGATCTCACGCTTGTTTTTGAGCCTCCGGTAACGATAACGTCCGTCGAGGTCGGCCTCTAAGAACACGCCCTCGGCATCGATCTCCTTGTTTTCATGCAGGCAAGCCATGAGCTCTGGGATCGTGTGAACCGATCCGAACTTCGCTGGATTGCCTGCCTTGAAGCTGTCGTCGAACTGGTAGGTCTTGGGGTTAAACTGCGCCTCAGACGCCAGCATCTTTAAGGCAAGCTTTCGCTCAGGGAGGGACTGTTCGATGGGGGTTGGGATGACTGCGCTACGGCGGCGACGGCTCATGATAAGCCGACCCGATTGAGACAGATGCGTTGATCAGTGATGCAGTACTTCCAATGGGTTCGCGACATTGGGACGATTTGTTAAAGTAACGCATGAACTATATCGGTTGTAAACTGAATTAGCTTGACACCTCCATTGGCGACGAATGAGATGGGCGAGAATCTCAGTAGTCCTGCTCGCGGGGCGGGAAACGCTAGCCCTCAATCGGAGGGGTCTCGGGATGGCGACTCCGAATGCACAGGATGACCCTTCGGGCCCCGCAGTCGGACTAAGCAGCTGCTAGATCGGCCTGGTGTTCTAGCCAGTCATCGAACGAACTGAAATCAGCCTGAGATTCCTCTGGCATGTCTTTGGTCATTGGAGCCATCCGGCATCGACAAAGGGGATGCGCGGGAACGGCCACGGCGTCGCACTCATCATCCGAATGTTGAGATTTTAAGGCTTTCTCGATCTCTTCTGTGGTCAATCCGTCGCGCCACAGACAGCAATCGTCGGTCTTGTCATCGACGACGGCAATCCATTGAAAATCGGTGATCCCCTGATCGTTCGCGGCCTCGTTCTCGCCATCTCTCACCTGACTGACAAAGTCCTCAGTCACATCGCGCTCAAGCTGCCATTCGTAACGAGCGCCATCCTCGGTGTCAAAGATCCGACCATAGGGTGAGCGTAGGTAAGAATCGCCCGGGAAGTACTCTGAGAAATAATCGTCTAGAATCCCAGTCCACTCTTCGGGCTCGATCGTCCCAGAAGAAAGGTCGGTAAGATCCGGCTCATCCGAAGCACCTGACGGAGGCATGTCCGTGGAGAAGTCCCCATACTTACGAAACTTCCCGAGCGGAAGAAACGCCGCAGCCTCTTTCATCGGAGCCATCTTACGAGATGGCTTTGAGTCAGCCCGCTCGCGAGGGAACGCACGTATCACACGCTCAATCGTTTCGTCGCGAGGACTGTCCTGAACCTGAGAGAGCTGAAATGCATCGAGAACATCTCGGAATAATCGCGAATAAGCTAGCTCGACTTGAAGTCTGGGATTAGCACCAAGCTTGGTATCGTCGTGACGAATGTCTTCGAAATCTTTTCGGTTGAATGTGTAATAAAATTTTTTTTGGAGCACGCGAGAGATCGCCTCGGCCTGTCCTGCATAAGAGAGCGTGTAAACCGTTCTCCTGAGGGACTGGAGTAAGTACAATGATTGCTCGCTCGCCATGTGAAAAAATGGGTCAAGGCGTTTCTCTAACTCCTGTCGTCTCCGCTTAAACTCCGCATGATTCGCAGGATGTGAGGCCATATGACTCACAACTTCCTCAGTGCGCTTAATGAGAAACGAGACCGTCTGCCCCATTGCACGTAAATACTTTTGGAGAATGGTTTCCATCGCTCGATCTCGAGATGCGATGAAGTCGCGATAATGGGGGGAGTCGGTCAGTGGTTTCATCTCACGACCCTCATCACCCCGGCTCCGCGCGACACGTTCTCCTCGAGCCTGATCAGCGCCATGCTGGTCGCATCGGACTCGTCATCAGTCGCGGCATTGGGGAATGTGGTGATCTCATCCACCCATTCGTCCCAAGACGAGCCCTCAGGCACTTCCACGTTGCCAGCCTCAAACTGAGGAGCGACCGCATTCATACGAGATATCTTATCCCCTTGGGGCTCCCAAAGCACAATTCCAGAGACCTTAGTTTTGAGTAGATCCTCAATCGCTGGCCCATTGGCCTTGTTCTCAATGAGTTTAAGAGTCGCCTTCGGGAATCGTTCTGAGATCTCGAGGAGCTCCCTAATCGTGTCCGTAATCCCCATGCGCTTTTTGATCCGGTGCATTCCGTACTTCTTAGCGCCGTGGCGGCCCCAGACCTGGATCGCAACAAAGTCCGATGTCGCTTTTCCGGTAAAGGTGGCATCGACCGAGATGATCTGTTCCTCAAGTCGCTCGGGTAACTGGGTATAGCGCTTAATCCAAGCACGCTTGATAATCTCGCCCTCTTGCGCTGACGGACGCTGTTGATAGAGAGCCGTCCAGGCGCGTGATCCGGATAGGCGTCTCCGCTCAGCCAAGGCATCAGCGTCATAGCGCTCAGGACAGAGGGGCTCACCCACACGCCTACCGAGTGGATCTCCCACCTCGGCGATCGCAGGTAGCCGAATGTCCTCCCACGCAGAATAATCCTCGTTCTCTGTCGAGAGCAGGAAACCCGCTAGGTCCATCTGGTGCCAGCGCTGCATAAGCACGATGACTGATCCTCCGGGCTCGAGACGGGAGCTTGCCGTCGTCTGCCACCAGTCAATATTGTGCTGCCTGATCGTAGGTGATTGAGCTTCCTCGTCTGATTTGACCGGATCATCGATGATCAGAAGATCGCCGCCGCGACCTAGAATCGGACCACGGATACCCGCAGTGACCATGCCGCCACCTTCGGTCGTGTGCCATCGGTTCGCAGCCGTTGAGTCCTGAGAAAGTCTAAACGACACGTCGTCTATGCTCGCCTGCGCCAGGTTTCTCACTTGTCTACCCCACGAGGCCGCAAAATCCGCCTCGTAGCTGGTCAGGATCACCTGCCGATTCGCCCAGTGTTCTAAGAACCAAATAGGGGTCAAGAGAGAGACTAACCACGACTTCCCATGCCGTGGCGGCATCTGGATCACGAGCCTTGCGTTCCCACGAGCCACACGCTGGGCAATGATGCGAGAGAGATAATCAATATGGCGATAGCGCTGAAATCGTCTCCCGAGTAGCCGCTCGCCGACACGAGCAGGGGAGATGCGCCAGAGATCAGACGCGATTGTTTGGATTTGGGCTGAGTCTACTACAGCCACGATCGTTTAAACCGGCGGAATCGGATTCGTTCCGTTGCTGCTAACGAATTCCGCGATCCGGTCAACTGCATCCCTAAGGCTCGGCGGATAAGGGGCTTGCCAGTATCCAACCCATGGAACGGCGTAATCGATCATAACTCGTTCGCCGACAGCAGCCGCATTCCTGGCTGTACCCGCAGACCAATCGTTATTTCCGAGGGCACCAGGAGTCGGAACCGCGACCTGTCCGTCAATACCGCCGACCAGGATGTCTCCAGCATTACACGGACCTGATTGAGAATCAGTTAGAGTAAATTCATTTCCCCACTGAGATCCAATCAATGCATTTCCATCTTGAATATCTAAGAGAATGCCGAGGACTCTGTATTGAGACGTGCCGTTCGAGCCTCCGGTTGAAGAAGCATCCATGAATCCCGTGCTATTCGGGTCATCGAGTACAGTATCAGCATTGACCCCTTCCGTGTTGCATACGAGCGAGAATACGTTATCGACCAAATTAATCGTCCAGCCGGCCCCCTCAATCGTCGCTTGGACTGCCGTAAGGATCGCAGCCGCCGTTAGCGCAGGGGTTGCTCCGGGGGTCCAGTCCACTCCAGCGACTGCGGTGATAATCTCTCCAGTGAAGGAATCAGCGAAATGGAACTCAGATGCCAGAATCTCAGCAGCTGCATTGTTCGCGCCAATAATATGATTCCCGCTCTGGGTTTGCTGACCAATTGTACCTGTTACTTCTAAGTTACCTCCGGGTCCGAGATAGGGGGCTGATGGAGTTCCCTGCCAAAAATTAGAGCCCAAACTCGGAGGATCCAAAGAAACTGTGTGACCCGATCCGAATGAAGAATTAGGTACATTTCCGCTTGGCGGTGGAAAGTTTGATGCGTCAGCCGTAACGGTAATCGAAGATTCTCCTGGGCGATTATCTGTTACGGCCGCGAATGTATTCGTGACTAGATTTTGCGAATTGATATACGTAATCACGTTATCAATCGTGTCGTTCAATGTTGCGCCAATCTGAACCTCGTTGGCTCCCGGCGATCCAGACACAAACTTCCAATAAGCCGATTTGGCGGTAAATGGAGCTGAGCTTTTCTGAGTCTGGAGGGTGACTAGATCATTCACAGAAGGTTGTGAATGAAACAGAATCGTATAGGCAGCCTGAACGGCTGGGGTATCCACACGACCGATACCGGTAATTGTGGCTGTCGCAGTCGCAGCAGCTTTGGGCGATCTCTGGTAAACCTTGGCAGTTCCACTGCCATCATCCATGAGGTTCTTACCGACGTCGTTTGCGGTCAGAGATCCGTCGGCTGGATAGAGGTAATCGTTTTCGATAAAGCTAAGTTTATCTACAACTCCCTGAATCCAAACACCGCCGGTGGACATCGGCTAGACCCCTTCCGTAATGTAGAGATCGCCATCAGCGCCGTTTGAAATCACCGCGAGCTTATTATTCCCTGGGATCCCGAAGTACTCGACGATGCCGGATGCGATAAACACGCAGGTTCCGTCTGAAAGAGCTGTTGGATCAGTGCCAATCTTGATCCAGCAATCTTTTGTAGCGAACAATCGGATCACTGATGGGCTTGGATTCTCTTGAGCCGTGAAGCTCACTTGCGAGGACGAACCCGTGAAAGAAGCTTTCTGAGAACCCCCAGGGAAGATCGCCTGGAACGTGGTTGGCTGGAACCCTCCGACTACCGGCGCGCCTGAAGTGGTCATCCTTCAACTGATCCATGAGGTATGCCTTCTATGCAAGCGAAAAGATTGATCTAGATGCGGTCGAGTATTTCGTCTGGATTAGAGACAGTCGTCGGGGGGTTTTGGGCCTCTGGGGGTCATCACCCCGAGATTCAATTTGACTGAGTCCAGTCTGGTGTTGAGGAGGTCGATCCGGGACTCGAGGTCTCTTACGCGCATCGTGAGATTTTCAAGCGCTGCGACATCGACCACTATATCTATCTTTCCCTCAAGATCAGCCATGTTTCTCCCCAAGCTTATCCGCCAAACGCTCCAAGAGCTGCTGTGCCTCTGGGTCAGCAATCAAAGGCCCCAGATCCACCTTGGAGCGTGTCTCAATCGGCTGTCCAGGAATGCCGCCTAGCTCAATCGGTTGCGTGAGTCTCCCTGTAATCCGATCCAGAAGCGCACCCAGCGCCTGAGCATCCCCCTTGTTGATTGCCTTAATCGCAACAGACGCCATCCAAACCTTGAGCACGCTAGCATCCTTGTCGTCTTTCACGGCGACTAGGCCAGCAAGATTGCCCTCCAAGATAAGTGAGCCCATCTGGGCCACTTCATCGGCCGTCATGCGGCGGATACGTTTGACGTCCTTGTTGTGTGCGGCAGCGCCTTTTGGGTTGCCTGATTGGCCGGGCTTAAACCTGCGTCCTGGGCCGGGATTAGGATTAGACATTCGCTGCTGATTCGCTGTTACCAGTCAATAGTTTAGCATGCTTGCCCGTGTACTTCTCCCAGCGAGCCACGATCACGTCGCAGTACTTGGGGTCGAGCTCCATCATGAAGCATCGGCGGTTGGTCTTCTCGCAGGCGATGAGGGTTGAGCCTGATCCGCCGAAGAGGTCGGCCACAAGATCCTCCGGCTTGCCCCATCGCTCAAAGAACCATTCGACAAGCTGAACTGGTTTCTGTGTCGGGTGGACCTTGACCTTGTCGTGGCCGAAGGTCCCACGACCGAAGATCCGACACATTTCCTTCTTGTGCCTCTCCTTCGACCAACAAAGTTCATAACCGGAGCCGATCATTTTGTCGGCGGACTCGTTCCCGTTGTTTTTGTCCCAGACATGAAAAGATCCGTCTTTTGGTAAGGACTGACAGTAGTAGTCTGCCCCCCAAAGAAAGACTTCTTTGCAATAGTCGAACAACCCAAAGATGATGCCGGGATCAAAGTCCTGATCGTCCCCAATAATCGGAGTGTATTTCTTTGCCACGGTGCCCGCTGACGCTTGGGTGTTCTTGCTGCCCTTTATCTTTGAGTAATCGGTATCCAGGTTCATCCCATACGGCGGATCCGTGAACACCATGTCCGCCTTATCGCCGCCCATGAGCCTCTCTACATCCGTGATCGCCGTCGAGTCTCCACACATGAGCCGGTGCCGCCCGAGCTCGTAAATGTCCCCCCGGCGCGTCTTAGGATCGGCGGGGGCCTCAGGCACGTCGTCCTCATCGCATTGGCCCGCGAACTGGTGAACTGGAGAAATGATGTCAGCCAGCTCCTGCTCGTCAAAGCCGGTGAGGCGCAAGTCAAATCCAGCGGTATCAAGCTCCACCAGCCACTCAGAGAGCTTAGGCAGGTCAAATTCGCCGCCATGCTGGTTGGCTGCGATGTTTGCGGCTTTCTCCTTGGTCTCATCCCAATCCACCTCACGGTAGCGATAGCGCTCGCCTTCCAGTTCCACATAGCCTTCAGCCACAGTGCCGGTGCGTGTCGGTGTCTTATATGTCTTGGCAAGTTTTACTTCTGCCTTGGCTGGAAGAACGCGCACGCGCTGATGTCCTCCAGCCAGGCGCTTAGTCCTGCGGTTGAATACGATCCCGCCAAGATCGCCAAACTCGAGCAGCGCCGATCCTAACATCTTGAGCTTTTCGTCTGAGATCTTTCGCGGATTATCTGGGTTCGGAGCTAGATCTTCGAGCCGCATAATTCACGCAGACGCTTCAGTCTGAATCGGATATTCCCCAGTAGGCCAATCGCCACGACCAATGGCCGCGAGGAGGATTGCCTCACGTAGATGATTCCATTTAGACAACATGCATTCTTTCTGAATGTAATCCCATGCCTCTCGATGATGGCATTCCAGGTCATCAGCAGAGTATCTGGTCATCTCGTCGAGCTGGTTGAGAAAGGAATCAGTATCGCTGTAGGTAATCGCGCCGGGATGATTCCATTCAGACCAATCGGGCACAAGAGTCACTGCACCAGCCCAGGTAAGTTCAAGCCAAGCGATGTTTGACTTAGCCCGGTTGAATCCGTGATCGACCAATGGGACGATACCAAGCTTCGGCCTAAGATCACGTAGTGTAATCAGGAAATCTGGCACACTCATGACTGTGGGCCTATGAGTATAGTTATCTTTCTTGATCGTCTCGGTTACATACCAAGGATTGAACCCAAAAAAGGTCATGTGTGCACCAGGGTTCTTTTCGAAGAACCGTAGGAACTGATCTCGGTAAAGCAAAATGTCCTTTTGATGAGACGCGGTTCCGCGCCACATGATCGTATTCTGAATCCCGGGCTTCGAGTCGTATTGAAGTCGCTCGTCGAGCGCG